GATTCATTCTTCTCCGTACGCATGGCACGACCAATGCCAATGTATAGCGTACCGGGCTTAATTGATCACTTCTAATCATGCTGGAATTATTAACGGCGGCAGCGCCCATCATTTCTGCAGGCATCGGAGCTGGATCCTCCATCTTTGGAGGCAATCAAGCAAACGCTGCCAATTCAGCGCAAGCAAACGCAAACCGGGAGTTCCAAGCTGCTCAAACAAAGCAGCAAATGGACTTCCAAGAGCGTATGCGAGCAACTCAATATCAAACGACCGTAGCCGACTTAAAAGCGGCAGGTCTTAATCCCATGTTGGCTTACTCCCAGGGCGGCGCCGGAACACCTTCCGGAGCTGCGGCTGGAGGCGCACAAGCCACAATGGAAAACGTCCTCGGACCTGCTGGAAACTCAGCCCGCGAAGCGTTTATGGCTGCCCAGCAATTCAAAAACATGCAAATGCAAAACTTTGCAATCGAGCAGCAAGGCGAACGTGATTCGTCCGCTGCCCTGCTTAACAAAACCCAAGCCGCAAAGGTTCTCGAAGAAACCATTAGCGAACGCTTTAAACAAGGCGGCTACAAACTGTATGACAAACAAATAGGCGCTCTCATCAACAACTTGAGAGCTCAAGCCTATTCCTCTAACGCTACTGGCGCAGAAACCATCGCCCGCACACCGTTTACGGCTCGCGGCGATTCCCTCGCCCCACCAAGCATCTACCGCGACTTACGCAAAGGCGCAGAAGGTGCATGGAAAGGCATCAACAAATACCCCAACTCACTAACCCCGTTCGGAGAACTAAGATGAAATCTACAAAAGACATACCGGCAGCTCCGGTATTTATTCGTACACAACACAACTACGACCACAACGCTGCGTCAAATGAGTCCGGGCTGGCTTGTCAGGAGCCAACTCGGGCTCAGCAGCACCACAAAGACGAATGCGACATTAACGTAATCGTTAAACGCTTCGGCATTACGGGCAAAATGCCCGTAAACCAATCAGAAGCCCGCTACGGCGATTTCACCGCCGCGGAGGACTATCACACTGCCCTCAACCGAATAATCGAAGCTGAGGACGATTTCATGGCTTTGCCAGCGGAAATCCGTACCCAGTTCGATAACAACCCAGCTAACCTCATTGGATTCCTCAATGATCCTAGCAATAAATCCGAAGCCGAAAAGCTCGGATTAATTAATCCTACAAGCTCATATTCTGAGCCTGTAGAACCCCCAACTTCCGTCACCGAGACCCCCTAAAAGGGGGTCAGCACAGTTACTCCACTTGATGTAACTGTGCTAGGTGACACCAATCACCTAAAAACTCCAAAAAACCACCACCAAAAGGACTTTGAAAAATGTATAGAAAAAAAGCTAACAAGCGGCAATCTGCGAAGCAGTTCCGCAAAAATACTTCCCGTACAAACTTGCTCAATATCAGGGGAAACCCTATGCGTGGCGGATACCGCCTCTGATGCATAGGAGTAACCACCTGACATGGCATGCTATCACCCACTCAAAGCCTTCCGTACCCCGAAGGGGGACATCATATTTTCTCGAACTACGCAGTATGCGTGGGTCGAGAAACTCAACCTCCCCTGCGGCCAATGTGTTGGCTGCAGGCTAGAAAAATCACGTCAATGGGCAACACGTTGTATGCACGAAGCCTCATTGCACGAAAAAAACTGTTTCATAACCCTGACCTATGACAACGAACACCTCCCAGCAGGCGGCAGCCTGCACTACCCCGACTTCCAAAAGTTCCTCAAACGATTCAGAAAAGCCTACCCCGGAAGAACAATACGTTATTACATGGCTGGAGAATATGGCTCAACTTTCAGCCGCCCTCACTTCCATGCCTGTATCTTCGGATTCGATTTCGATGATAAGGAACTATGGAAAAGGACTGCCTCTAATTCTCTCCTATATACATCCAAAGACCTTGAAAAGCTCTGGACATTTGGTTATTCCTCCGTTGGAGACGTTACTTTCGAATCGGCAGCCTATGTCGCCCGATACATCATGCAAAAATATAACGGACAAATGGAACAAGGCAAACACATCAAAAAGGAAGAACACTACCAATTCTGCGACCTCGCAACTGGAGAACTTATTACCTTAGAACCTGAGTTCAACAGAATGAGCCTAAAGCCTGGCATCGGGGCTAACTGGCTCGAAAAATACCACGCAGATGTTTATCCTCACGACTACGTAGAAATTCGCGGTCAAAAATGCACCCCACCACGCTATTACGACAAACTAATCCAAAAAAATGACGACTATGAGTGGCAGGAAATTCAAGACAAACGCGAAACACGTGCTAAACTAAAACCTGAGGAAAAAACTGCGGAAAGGCTTGCTGCAAAGGAAGCCGTAACCAAAGCAAAACTTCAAAAACTTTTGCGGAAAATAGCGTAACTCATTGATTTAACAGAATAATGATTATACGCAAAGCTCCAAAAAAAGCGTTAAAAATCAACAACTTACAAATAGGAAAACCTGATGCTTCTAATTTTATGTTCAACAAGAGACCGCGCAGCTGAGGCTTATAGCCGTCCAATGTACGTCCAATCCATTGGCTTAGCAATACGCGCTTTTACTGATGAGATCAATCGCAATGATCCTAACAATCAGCTCTACAACCATCCTGATGATTTCGATTTATATGAGCTCGGCACCTTCGACGACTCAACCGCCAAATTCGAAATTAAAGATACACCTGAATTACTCATTCTAGGCAAAAACGCAAAAACCACATAAACAAACCCCCCTCGCGGAAAGGCAGGGGGTGGCTCACGTAGTGAACCACTCCCCTACCCTCTTCCGGAGGACACTACCAAGGAAAAACAATGTTCCGCAACAAATCGGCAAGCACACACCAATTCGCAATGGTTCCCCGAGCAGATATTCCCCGCTCATCCTTTAAAGCTGAAAAAACTCATAAAACAACCTTCGATAGCGGATGGCTCGTACCCGTCTATGTAGACGAAGTGCTTCCTGGCGACACATTCAATCTCAAGATGACTGCCTTCGCACGAATGGCAACTCCTCTCTATCCATCAATGGATAACTTACACCTCGATTCATTCTTCTTCTTCGTCCCAAATCGCCTGTTATGGGATAACTGGCAAAAATTCATGGGCGAACAAGAAAAACCCGGCGATTCGACTTCGTACGTAATCCCGACACAAACAAGCCCAGCAGGAGGCTACGCCGTAAATTCCTTGCAAGACTACATGGGCTTACCTACCGTAGGACAACTGGGCGCACAAGCGACCATTACACACGGCGCACTATGGACACGCGCCTACAACCTGATCTGGAACGAATGGTTCCGAGATCAAAACTTACAAGACTCAATTCCTGTCGATACCGCAGACGGCGGCGACGACATTACGAACTACACACTACGTAAACGTGGCAAACGGCACGACTACTTCACCAGCGCACTTCCATGGCCTCAGAAAGGCGAAAGCGTTTCGCTGCCATTAGGAACTAGCGCGCAAATCATGGGCAACATCAACAACTCCGTTGCCTCAACCGGACCTATGTCCTACAACCAATCTAACTTATCTGGATTTAGCATCGGCGCAAATCCACAAGGCGTTATTGGTTCTTCAAAAACAGCCCCAGCAGACAACGTACGCGATGCTGCGTACGCCTCTGGTCTATCCGTAACTTCTGACATTACAGGACTATATGCAGATCTATCTGATGCGACTGCAGCAACAATTAACCAACTTCGCCAAGCATTTCAAATTCAGAAACTGCTGGAACGCGATGCGCGAGGTGGTACTCGATACACTGAAATTATTCGCAGTCATTTCGGTGTTGTATCCCCTGACGCTCGTCTGCAACGCCCTGAATACTTGGGCGGAGGTTCAACCCCGATCAATATCTCTCCGATTGCTCAAAATTCGAGCTCTACTGTTACTGGCTCGTCTACCCCTCTCGGTACACTTGGTGCTATTGGCACTGCCTTGGCTACTAACAATGGCTTTACTCAATCATTTACTGAGCATGGCGTAATCGTAGGCATGGTCAGCGTACGCGCCGACCTGACCTACCAGCAAGGCTTACCACGTATGTGGAGCCGCTCAACTCGGTACGACTTCTACTTCCCAGCATTCGCGCAACTCGGCGAACAAGCTATCCTTAACAAGGAAATCTACGCAACTGGCGATCCCGTCCAGGACAACGGAGTGTTCGGCTATCAAGAACGTTGGGCAGAGTACCGCTACAAACCAAGCCAAATTACTGGCTTAATGCGAAGCACCGCAGCCGGAACTTTAGACGGCTGGCACTTCGCTCAAAAATTCAACACCCTTCCAACCTTAAACGAATCGTTTATTCAAGAAAACGTACCGCTCGAGCGCGCATTAGCCGTAGGCAGCTCAGCGAACGGTCAGCAATTCATTTTCGATTCATTCTTCTCCGTACGCATGGCACGACCAATGCCAATGTATAGCGTACCGGGCTTAATTGATCACTTCTAATCATGCTGGAATTATTAACGGCGGCAGCGCCCATCATTTCTGCAGGCATCGG